CTTCATTAGGTGGGACAAGACTCGCCTGTGGGTCGTTGCGTTGTGGCGGCCGGAAGACAAGGAACCCGCGCAGTTCATGTGCGAGCGGTTCGATCGGGAATTCTACCTTGGCCAGATCGTGGCTGAGGAGTATTTCCCCATCGGGAACTATCTCCACGATGTCCGGAAGGTCCTTCGCGTCCGCGACAAAGACATCATCAAGAAGATAGACGCCGTGTACCACTGGCGCGAAGATGATGACAAGGTGTGGTGCTCGTCCACCGCGCAGGACCATCCGTATTCTCCCGTTGTGACGCCCCACCTGTCTTTGCGGAAGCGAATGAAGATCGAGGGAAGGACCGAAGATGAAGTGTAACGAGTGCCGGTATCTCGGGGACGACATGACGTGCCACCGGGGCCCACCCCAGGTTTACTTCAGTTCCATGGGCTTGAAGTTCGCCTTTCCGCCTGTGTCTCCGTTTGTCGACTGGTGCGGACGGGGCGAGTCGAAAGCGGCCACGAAGCCGGTAACCGCGGTGAGCGAAGGGCTCGACAAACTCCTGGGAGAAACGAAGGAGCGAGATCGGGGCATTCCGCCCATCCCCAAACTTCCCCCAATCCCCGCGGGCAATCCCCCCGAGAAGGTGAAGCCGAAGGGAAAACCCGGACGAAAGGTGAAACGATGAACACCCAGCCAAGGGATTTGACCGTGCTCCTGGACGCCATTCGCGCCAAGGTGAAAGCCGAGATGCCTGACGCGAAGATCGATCTGCTGGTCTTCATTCACAACGATTTGCAGCCTGGCGTGATCGGGAACTGGGTCCGCGGCCGGATCATCCTGGGAGGAAACACGTTCGGGTTTGGGGCCATGGCGCTCACCGACAACATCCCAGATGTCGTCAACAAGGGGATGGCGGCCCTGCGGGAGAAAAAGCTGGGGAAGGTGGGAGCATGAATATCCGAATCTCCGGCCGGGATTTCAAGGTCAAATTCCAGAAGGTCAAGAACCTGGGCAAGTATTCCGACATCGCCGGCCGTGTCGTCGTGGACTTCCAGAAGATCTGGATCGACAAGGGAAATGCTCTTGGCCGGCAGCAGGAAGTTTTGCTTCACGAGACCATTCACGCGGTCGACTTCTTCGCCGGGCTGAAGCTTTCCGAAGAGACGACGACCGCTTTGGCAAATGGTCTTCTCGCCGTCATGAGGGACAGCCCGAGGTTCGTCGAGTTCCTGACCCGCACGTAGCGAGGTTTACATAACAATGGACCTCGGTTACACTCAGGGCATGACAGGACTTCCGCCACTACCCAGGCTTCCCGGGCAGAAAGAGCCGGAGCTTCCGAAGTTGCCGGACATTCCCAAGCCGAAGACCCCCCTGGTGTTTCCGCCAGCTCCCCCGAAACTGCCGCGGATGGATTTGTCCGTCAAGCTCCCCAAGCTCATGCCTGGCGACATGGTTCGCATCTCGAACGAAGACGCGCTGAAGTATCTGCGGCAGGAGTATGGCACCGCTGGCCTGGACAACGCGGACGTCTACGAGATCATCAAGCGGTATCGGGATGGACAGGGCGTGCGGCAGATCGCGAAAGAAGTCGCGGTCAGCACGTCGGCGGTAAATACCTGGACCAGGCGGGCGGAGGAACTTCACATCTTGAGCATCCGTCGCCCCGGAAGTGACGCCATCGAGAAGGCTGTGACCGCGAAGGCCATCAGCGAGGCGAACACCGCGGCCCTGGTTGAGAAGAAGGTAGACGCCGATATCAAGATGGCCGAACGCCTGAGAGAGAAAGCCCAGCAGATTCTCGAGAGTGTCGATGAGCGGTCCATCAAGGAAGCCAAGCTGAAAGACAAGGTGGGGTCAGCGGTCCAGCTCCTCACCATCGAACGGCTTATCACCAACAAGAGCACGGTCAACACGAGCCACCGATCAGTGGTGGAGCACATCACTCGTTTGAACTCCATGACCGTGGCCGAGAAAATGCGGCTGATAGAGAACCGCGGTGCTCCCAAGGAAGACCCCGAGGACGGCGACACCGATGAAGGCTGAAGAAATCCAGGTCATGGAAACTCTCGCCGAATGGCAGATGTGGCCGCAGGTGTACGCCAGGGAAGCCATGGGCTGGGAGGGGGGTCCAGGTATCCCGGAGGTCACGGAGCAGCAGGCGGAGCTTTTTCGCGCTATGGGGGAAATGGCGCAGGCAAAGCTGAAGTACAAAGACGTGTGTGACAACCGCGCGCCGAAGTCTTCTCTGACAGAGCGCGACTGGTACTATATCAACAAACAGGGCATCAGCGTCATGTCGGGCAAAGGTACCGGGAAAGGCGGGGTCTTAGCACTGTCCATATGCTGGTTCTTGCAAATGTTTGACCGGTGCAAAAGCCTCATAACCGGACCCTCTTTTGACCAGATCAAAGATGGACTGATGGCAGAATGCCACAAGTGGATAAATTTTAAGTCCCCGGCGACCGGGGAACCGATATCGGCGGTAGGTGCGGATTTCGAGATACTGAGTGACAAGATATATCTGAAGTCCGAGGGTTCCAAATCCAGATTCTTCGCCGTCCGAACTGCGCCGCCGGACGCCAACGAATCGGCCCAGAAAGGTACTTTGGCCGGCTGGCACGAAGAGGCGGTTTTGATTATCGTGGACGAGGCGTCGCATGTTCAGGATGGAGTGTTCACGGGCTTTAACACAACGCTGACTCGCCCCTTCAATTTCGCGGTTCTGGTGTTCAATCCGATAAAGGCATCCGGGTTCGCCTGGGAGACGCACTACGGACCTCGGGCAGATTCTTGGGTGCAAATCCACTGGGATTCCAGGAAATCCCCCCTGGTCACAAAGGCGCAGCTTGACACCATGGAGCGGGATTATGGGAAGGACGGACCTGAATACCGCATCAACGTCCTGGGCCTTCCGCCTGTGGATGATCCGTCTTCGCTCATTGCTCAGACCTGGATCCAGAACGCTGTCGACCGGTGGGAGTCTGACACCGACGAAACGTGGAAGGACTACCCGACCATTGCCGGGTTTGACCCCGCTCGAGAGGGGAAGGACGAAAGCGCCTACGTCGTGAGGAAGGGGATGCGCGTCATTCGCACGGCTGGATCCAGGTTGACCAAGAGCGACGAGTTGGGTGATTGGGCCCTTCAGCAGATGGCTGCTGATGAGGTCGATGTGATGTACATCGACTCCGTTGGCATCGGTGGCCCGATGATGGATTACATGCGCAAGACGATGCGGAACCCTTTTGCCCTTCGCGCCGCAGACGTTACCAAAGCCGCGGTCAACGAGAGATACTACCGGATCCGGGATGAGAAATGGTGGGATGTCCGGAAGTGTTTTGAAGAGAACTTGATTCAGATTCCCCCGGATCGTATCCTGAAGAATGAACTTGGCTCCATAAAACAAGCGGGGCAGACCGACAAGGGAAAGACGAGGGTTGAGACCAAGAAGGAAATGAAGGCCCGCGGGATGCCCAGCCCGAACAGGGGAGATGCGCTGATGATGACGCGTTTCGCCAATGACGATGCGGTCGTGGCTGCGAAGCGTGGTGACGACGGGTATGACGCCAACGATGAGCCGGGGAACTCCGGTCTTTCGTGGATGGGAAGGTGAGATATGCCGCTTCTTAAATCTTCGAGTTTCGACAGCCATTGGCACCTGATCTATTTTGACCCCAAGGATCCCACCAAAGCGATGACCTCGGAGGAAGGGTCCGGGGATTCCAGCCACAGGCACAGCGTCCAGGTTCCGGAAGGCTTGGGGGCCCCGGTCCTGCTTCCATTCTCGGATCCCGGATCCGGGGAAGAACACACGCATGAGGTCGCCAACGCGGATATCGCTGTCAAGGAAAAGTCTGGAAAGAAGTTGATGACCGAAACCGAGAAGGCCAAAACCATGACCGAGGTTTTGGAACTTTTCCGGGTGGCGAATGCCTGTGAAAAGGACAGTCTCGAGGAAGCGCAGAAGGCCACCGACTACTGGAAGGGGGATCAGTGGGATTCGGAAGACCGGCGGGCGCTCGAGACTGACGGCCGGCCCGCGCTGACCCTCAACCACGTTGCGCCCATGCTGGATCTTCTTTCCGGTTATGCCAGGCAGAATCGGATGGACTGGAAGTGGTCCCCCGTGGAATCCTCCGACAACGGGACCGCTGACCTTTTCAACGCTTTGTCGAAGCATGTCGCGAAGCGGACCAACATGGAGACGGAAGAGATCGATGTCTTTGACGAGGGGATCCGGTCCCGCAGTTTCTTTGAAGTGGTTCCCGATTTCACGCGGAACCCCCTGGGAGAGGTGCGCATATCGCACTTCCCAAGCAAAAACGTGCGTCTTCTGCCCCATCTCAAGAAAGACCTCAGTGACTGCGATGGGCTGTTCAAGATCAAGGACGTGAGTCTCGCGGAAGCCAAGGCGACCTATCCCGACCTGGCCAAAGATTTCGAATCCCTTTTCGCAGCCGGGGACATGCCCCCCGGATCCGCACTGACGGACGTTGCACCGGAAACCAAGATCGTCGAGAGCCCGGACAAGTATGGCGCCACGGTCGCCACGGAAATGGTGGATCCTGCGCTCTACAGAGACACCGTGGTCGACATCGGGCGGAAGAGTATCCGCCTTCTCGAGTTCGAGCGGAAGGAATACCGGGCGGCGCATTTCGTTCTACTGACAGCCGAGGCATCTGCGGTTGAGGTTGACGCCACCACCGCGGCCAAGGCTGAGACGCTCGATCCCCTTGTGACTACCGTGGACACCCGGGCTACGCGAATCAGGGTTACGTTCTCCGCGGGGCCCTTCGTCATCAAGGATGGGTTCCCGTTCCGGCCGTTCAAGGATGAATTTTCGCTGGTGCCGTTCTACGCGAAGAAGGACGAGGACGAGTTCTGGGGTAAGGTCCGTGACGTTATCGACCCACAGAACGAGATCAACAAGCGCCACAGCCAGATCATGGACATCCTGAACAAGATGTGCGCCTATGGGTATCTGTACGACGAAGACACTTTCGAAACCAAGGACGATGCCCGGAAGTTTGACGCATCGGCGTCCACCCCGGGATTTCGGCTCAGGGTCAAGAGCACGAAAAATCCCCCGCTCAAAATGGAAGGGGCGAAGCTCCCGAGCGAGATTTTAACCATGGAGCAGGCGTCCATTCAATTGTTTCACACCATCTCGAACGTGAATACCCAGGCGTTGGGTCAGGCCGCCCCTTCGGAGTCTGGTGTGTCGAAGCAGATTCAGATGCGGCAGGCGATGGTCGGGAATGAGTTCCTGTTCGACAACTTTGTCCTGGCCAAGCGCAAGGTGGGTCGACTGGCGATGGGCTGGGTGAAGAAGATTTATGGGCCCGATCGAGCTGCCAGAGTTGTCATCGCCCGCGCCGCGAAGTCCGCGAAAGAGGAAATGCCTGTATTGATCGGTGGACAGGAGATTCCGGCGAAACCAGACGAGGAGCAGGTCACATATTGGACGGAGCAAATTTCCACGCTGTGGTCCGAAGCGGACATCATGGACTATGACCTGGAAGTGGGCGAAGGGATGCTGAGTCCGACCGCCAGACAGGCCGCGTTTGCCCAGTGGCTGGATGCCGCCAAGACTGGGGTTACCGTTCCGCCCGAACTGCTCATGGAATTCTCGGACCTGCCCGAAGGCCAGAAGCGCCGATACCTGGCGCTCATGAAGAAGATGCAGGAACAGCAGATGCAACTCGACAACCGGAAGATCGAAGCGGAGATGATGAAGGCTCGCGGTGGTGCCCCGATGCCGGCCGCCACTTTGGAGAATCAGCGCGCGGTTTTGAACGGAAGTCAATCCGGCCAGCAGGAGCAACCCCAGGGCCAGATGCCTCCGCAGGGGCTTCCCCGAAGGTAGTATCAGTTTTTTGATAACACGTTCTTGACTCCTGAGTTGATTCAGGAGAT